GTGCAGCACCTGCCAGCCGTGGTTGGCGGTCATCAGCGCCCAGCGCGCATAATCGGTCGCCTGGCGCGCCAGTGTTGTCGCCAATTGATCGTTACCGGTGATCTCAGACGAAATCGGCTCAAACGAGACGGGGTCTTCGACCCCGGTGAACACGCGGAGCAGCGACGGCAGCGTACTCCTGATCGTATCCCGCACCACCGTGAGCACGATCTGTGACCGCCCCGGCGTTTCATCACCGAGTGGGCGGCCATCGTAGTATTGCGATGCGGTGATCCGCTCGCGCGACAGATACGCATCGTAATTCATCGCCACACGAAAGTAGTACTGGGCGACGGCTTCTATCTCCCTGTCGTCCTTCCCCAGCCGCTCGAAAACGATCTCCTGTTGCCAGGGCACCCCTTCCGGCTTGACGGTCGGGCGCAATCCGGCCGCATAGCGCCGCAGGTTTGGCGGCAGGCCCTGATCCGGATCGTCGGGAACATCGGCACGGGGTTGCGGCACCAGGTAGGCCAGCATCTGCTCACTACCAAGGTTCAACCCCTGAGGCTGCATTCCGCTGGGAACAAGATTGGGCAGCGGCGGCAGGGGCGGGATAATCCCTTGGGGCATACCCATGGGGGACAGCAGGCCACCGGGTCGTGTGATCAGTCCGCTCATGCCCTGGCCTTTTTCAGCTTCTCGATCGCTTGCTCGATAGCGATCATACGTTGCCGCAAATCAAACGCGCCGTTCTTCGTCTCCAGGAAGATCCTTGCCACCTCCTCAACGATGCCATCAGCCACCGCCTGGGCGACCTCGTTGACGATACGCCGCACCCAATCCTGCATGATCTCCATGTGGCGGGGGTCATCATCGGGTGGTGGCCATTGCGGAAGACTGCTCATATCACCCCGCTATCAGCGCCGCCGTGGTCAGCGGAACCCTGGTCGCCGCCGGCCTCGTTGCCACCACCGCCCAGTAGCCCTTGCGGCGCGTTCTGGTTCGCCCGCGCCTGCCTGGCCTGTTCCGCCTGGATCATCGCCAAAATGTCGGCCAACCCCGGAAGCTGCGGCGTGGCCTGCGCCGGTGGCGGTGCCTGCCGCCCCCACATGTCGTAACCGCTCGCCCCTGGCGTGATCGCCCCGGGTGCGGCCTGGGGCGGCATTGGTGCTGCCAGCCCCGGCCCGACATTGAGCGACGGCACGGTGGGTGCGGGAGCTGCTGGCGCCGCCACCCGCCCTTGCGGGCTCCCTGTGACGACATGCCCCCACTTGTCATAGGTGTTGTCTGGTGGCGGCGCAGTCTGTGGAGCCTGCGTGCTGAACTGTGGCGTACCTGCACCGAAGAACGACGAGATGGCGGTCGCCAACTGGCCCTGCCCGCTGTCGGGCGTGATGCCCTGCGCCACCACAGGGCCAAGCAGGCCGCTCATACCTCCACCTCCTGGCCGAGATCCATGCGCAAACCCACCTTGTCGTAGATCCCGCCGCTCATCCCCGACCCGACCCCTAGCCCCTGCTGACAGAAAGTGAGGTTCAACGCGTCCGCGTAATCACATGACGGCAGGCCTCTGGCGCGCATGCTGTTCTTGTCCTCCACCTTCAACCGCCCATCGCTCAGGAACGCATACCGCGGCGCCACCAGGTCATCGCGTAGCCGCTCATGGCGCGGCAGCCGAACCGCACGTGACGACAGCCACTCCTTGCACCGCACCCAAAGCTCGTCTCTGAGCCGCGCATAGCGCCCGGTGGTGGAGGGCGATTCCGAGACGTTGACGCCGAGAATGGGCAACCCCTGCTCGTTGAGCCGATCGACCACCCCCGCGCCGATGCCGATCACGTCGATACAGATCAGCACCGGCTTCTGGATCTGGGCGTCCCATTCCGCCTTGATCGCCCCGGCCAGCATCATGGTATCCAACTGGTGGAAGCTGCGCGGCATCTCAGGCACCACATTGCCCCGCCGCTTGATCAGCACCGATGCGTCCGTCCCGAACCTCGCGACATCGACGCCCCAGATCTCCGCGCTACCATCAAGCGGGGTGTCCCGCACCATCGCGCTGTCGACCAGCTCGGCGGGGATCAGCGTGTCCGCATCGGCCAGCGGGAACTCCCCGAGAACTCTGACCCTGTACGCATTGCTGTCGGCGCCATACCGGCCGGCGATCTCGTCGGCAAAGTCCTGCGTCACCCGCGGGCTGTCCTGGTAGCCCACCTTCATGGTGAACCAGCGATCCCGCTCCAACAGGAAGGCTTTCCAGAAGAACCCGGATGACCGTGTCGGATTGCCAATCAGCAGCGTGATTGCTCCTGCTGAAGACATCGACCCCGACGCCGCCTCAAACACCTGCTCAGGCACACCGGACGCCTCATCCACCACCAGCAGGATGTTGTCCGAGTGCAGCCCCGCCAGCGCCTCCGGGGTCTCGGGCCTGCTGGTCCTCGCCGTGATGAAGCACTCGCTGTTGGCCTTCAGCGTGATGTGGTCGGAGGTCACGTGCCACAACTCGCGCCACGCCCCCGGCAACCGGTCGAGCCATTTGATCACCTCAGGATACAGCGCATCGAACAACTGGGGAGAGGATGGCGCCGTCATCGCCAGCTTGAACGGCACTCTGGTATTGGAAAACCACACCGCCACCCACGCCGCCAGCGCGGTCTTGCCTGGCCCGTGGCAACTCCGTACCGCTATCCGTGTGTGTCCCCGTGCCAGCGCACGTAAAACCTTGAGTTGCCAGTCGTCAGGTTCAGCTAATAACACTTCCCGAACAAATGCTATAGGTGCTCTGGCGTAACGGGCGAGTGATACCTCATATGGGTTGGGGGCTCTGGCGATAGCTTCCGCCCAATTTGGCGGCATAGTTTCTGTATAGTCGTCCATCGAGCTGCTATAATCCGAAGCGGAGAACGGCGACGCTTGCCACGCCACCGCTCTCCTGACCAACGACCCTGGAAGGGAGGATCAGATGGCTACACAGACACTGCCAGACCGTGAGTATGCGCGCGAGGTATTGGACTACGACCCAACAACCGGCGAACTGCGCTGGCGCGCAAGACCGCTGGCGCATTTCCGAACCCTGCGCGGGTGCAACATGTGGAACGCAAAATACGCCGGCACAATCGCCGGAACGGTGGACATCGGGGGGTACCGGCGCATCCGTATTCCTCGTATGACCGCCGCGCATCGCCTCGTGTGGCTCTATGTTCGTGGAGAACCGGTGCCAGCGGTTATCGATCATATCGACCATGACAAGCTGAACAACCGGATCGGCAACCTGCGGGCTGCAACGCGCGCCGAAAACTCTGCGAACTCGGGCAAGCGCCGCCATAACACCAGCGGGGCGAAAGGCGTCCACTTCAACAAGAAAAACCAATGCTTCATCGCCTCGATTGGAGCCAAAAGACAACGCCACTATCTCGGCAGCTTCGCCACCCTTGAAGCCGCCACCGCAGCTCGCCGTGAAGCTGCGGAACGGTTGCATGGCGAATTTGCGCGTCACGAATGATCTGCCATCTCGCTCGGCAGCGGCGGCAGCGTGTGCGCACCAGGCCGCAGTGGCTGTGGTGGGCGCTGGCGCGGTTTCGGTGCTGGCGCCTCGCCGGGCTGCTGCCGCATCTTCGGCAGGTGCAGCATCTGCGTCTGCTTGGTGACGCTGTATTTGGAGCGCCCCAGCAAGCGCCCGATGAGCACAGGGCCGATGCCGTTCTCCCACATCTGCCGCAACAGGGCGCGCTCCTCGTCGGTCCAGGGAACCGAGACGACGTGTTTCATGCTGGCTGGCATCCCGTCACCTTTTGTGCTTATTTGTCCTTATGGAAAAGACACCGACACACAAAGCATTTGCCGAGTGGCTGGCTGCTCAAATGGCGGCCCGTGGGTTCAATCGTTCCGACCTGGCGCGTCTGATCTGGGGCACTGTCCCGGACACGCGGGGCTATGACGTAGCGAAGAACCGCGACCGGATCGGGGTTTATCTAAGTGGCGCCGGCTATCCGAGCCTGGATACGAAATATAAGCTGGCCGAGGTGTTCGACGTGTTTCCCGACGACATCCCCGGCCCCGGCAGGCCCTCCAGCGGCGCCAAACCGCACGTCGTTCGGGCCTCACCCATGACCGAGATCAACCAGAAGCTAGACCGCATCCTGGAACTGCTGCTAAAGCGAGATCCGCGATAAGTCCGATAACTTCAGCGCCCCGTATCTCCCTGTGAGTGCGGGGCCTTTTCTTTACCTATGCCTCATCCAGTATCCGGCGGGCGGCCTTGGCGGCGATATCGTTGTCGTGGCCACTCAGCAACTCGCGCATAGCCGCCAATGTCGCCATCTTCTCTGCCGCTAATTCCCGGATTACCGCATTGAGCAGCGACACTTCGCCATCGCGCGATGCCACGCCTGACGCGTGGCCGTCGAGCCATTCCTGGGGTGTTCTGACAGCTTCCGGGGCGCTCAATTGTGGCATCTGGCACTTGATGGAGCAGGAGTGTAAGCAGCATGTCGTGAGGGGCAGGTCGATGAGTAGGAGGCTGCTATTCGGCCCCCGCCGGCACGAAGATCGCCTCAGCGCCCGCGCCGCACTTTGGGCATGACAGCAGTTTTATC